CCGTGGTGCAAATCTACAAGACACTTCACTATTCGGTGGTGGCGTTGTTGGTTCACAATTAACCGGTGGTGTCAGCCTCTCAGGTCCAAATGCTGAAAATTCACTTCGTGCATTAAACCAAGGTTATTCACTTCCAACCGGTTCAGGTAACGTTACTCTAACTCTCGTTACATCAGGCACTTTCGGTGCTGGTGGCACTCTTGACAAACTCTGCAAATTTGATGCAGACTTTGTCAGTGGTACAACCAACGTTGCAGTATTCACTGTTCCAGTTGCTCAATTAACAACTCTTGATAAGAGTAGTTTAATTGCTATCAATGTTAGCCCACTACCAAGTGGTTCACTTGTTCGTCGTCTATCTGCTAAGACCGATTCAACTGGTCTTGTTGATGTTGGCGGTGATACCTATACACATGTTCGTCTTGTAGTTGCAAGTGATACTCTTGCTCCAACTGCTCTTGACGATAATGCCGGTTCACGTGCTGCTTCATGGCCAATTGCTGATGTTCTCGGTAATGTTGCCAATTCGCTCGGTGCAATCGTAGCTTCACAAGTTACATTTGAAGGCGAAGCAGCAATTCCAGAAATTGACATCAAAGTTGACAGTGTTGCTGTAACTGCCAAGAGCCGCAAGCTCAAAGCAAAATGGACACCAGAACTTGGTCAAGATCTAAATGCTTATCACAATCTTGATGCAGAAGTTGAATTAACTTCAATTCTCTCAGAACAGATTGGTCTTGAAATTGATCAAGAAATGCTCGGTGAACTCGTTAAAGGTGCAACCGCTGCAACTCTATACTGGTCACGTCGTCCAGGTAAATTCGTTGACCGCGTAACCGGTCTACCAATTGCTGGCGAAGCTACAATTGGCGCTGGTGGTGCTGACTTCACTGGTAACGTTTCAATGTGGTATGAAACCCTTGTTGAAACAATCAATGATGTAAGTGCTGCTATCCACCGTAAGACACTTCGCGGTGGTGCAAACTTCGTTGTTTGCGGACCAGAAGTTGCTAATATCCTTGAATTCACCAGTGGATTCCGTGCAAACGTTGTCCATGATGATGCCAAGGGCACAATCGGTGCAGTTAAATCTGGCTCACTCAGCAAGAAATGGGATGTATTCGTTGATCCATACTTCCCACGTAACGTTGTTCTCGTAGGTCGTAAGGGCAATAGCTTCCTCGAAAGCGGATTCGTATATGCTCCATACGTCCCACTACAAGTTACACCAACCATCTTTGGTACTGAAGACTTCGTACCACGTAAGGGTGTCATGACCCGTTACGCCAAGAAGATGGTACGCCCAGATCTTTACGGCCTCGTTGTCGTACAAGATATGCTCGGCTGATAGTAACGAGTGATTGAATAAGAAACCCACCTGAAATATGGTGGGTTTTCTTTTTTTAATATATACATAACTATTTATAATAGTGTATAGGAGACTTATATAAATGGCTGTTCCCGTCTTAACACCCAAGAGTCAAACCAGTGCAATAATATTGCCACCAACTGGGACTTTTTCAAATGTTCCAGCAAATTTGCCTATTGGTGTATATGCCAACAACAATGATTTTATCAGCGGAGCAGTAGATCAGGTTGCATATACCTATAAAATGATAGGTGGCGATGTTCTTGATATAGAAGTAACTGAAGGACAGATATATGCGGCATATGAAGATGCTGTATTGACTTATTCATATTTTGTCAATCTTCATCAAGCAAAAAGTTCTGTTGGAATGTTGCTTGGTTCTCCAACTGGCACATTTAATAGTGATGGCGAAATAAAGAGTGGGAGTGCTCTTTTTAATCTTGTTAATGCTTCTGGCTCCTTAAGTCTTGCATATCCAATGTATGATATAACTGCTGTTCGTGATGTTGCTGATGCATTTTCACACGAAGCAGGTATTGGTGGAAAAATAGATATATATAAGGCTTCTTTTAATACCGTAGCAGAGAAACAAGACTATGATTTACAAGAAATAGTTTCAGCTTCAGCTTCAGATCCAACATCTAATTTGTATGGTAAAATTGTTCCAGGCTCAAGAATAACTGTTCGCAAAGTATTCTATAAATCTGCACGTGCAATGTGGAGGTTTTATGGTTACTACGGTGGTTTAAACGCTGTAGGAAACCTTTCAACTTATGGTCAGTATGCTGACGATAGCACTTTTGAAGTTATTCCAGCATGGCATAATAAACTTCAAGCGATGGCTTATGAAGATAACATCTATACGCGTATATCACATTATTCATATGAAATCAAGAATAATAAAATATGTCTTTATCCAATACCGGATACAACTGATATTAATGTCTTTTGGTTTGAATTCAGTGTAGGTGCGGGAAGTGGAGCAAATCTTGGAATAGGAAATCTTTCAGGTTCTTCATATGTGGCATCAAGTGGAAAAGATCCAAGAATTGGTGGTGTTAATAACATCAATACTCTTCCATTTTCAAATATTCCATTTGAAAACATTAATGCTATTGGTAAACACTGGATTCGTCGTTATGCTCTCGCCGTTGCAAAAGGCATGTTGGCAGAAGTGCGCAGTAAATTTCAAACAATACCAATTCCAGGTGAAAGTGTTACATTAAATGGTGCAGATTTAAGAAGTCAAAGTAAAGAAGAAAAAGATTCTCTCAAAGAAGAGCTTGTTAAGATACTTGAAGAAACAGATTACAACACTCTTGCAGAAAAACGAACAGCAATGTCCGATAATACTAATAAATTACTTTCTGCAGTTCCAAATGTTATATTTGTGGGTTGATTAAATGGCTAAAAAAAAGAAAATAGATCAAAATAAATGGTCTCAACCAGAACAGCCACCTCCTCCAATGTTTTTGGGGAAGAAAGAACGAGACTTAACTAAACAAGTTAATGATGAATTAATTGAACGAGTTATTGGTCAAACTATTATTTATTTTCCATTAAATATTAAAAATAGTAATTTTCACCCTGTTTATGGAGAGGCAATAAATAAAGAATTTTTAAGACCAATAATAATAAAAGCTTTAATTAAAATTGACGAAGATCAAACTTCTACTGAATTATATGGTTTAGATAAAAGCTCTAAAATAACCATTAATTTTCATCGTCGTAGATTAACAGAAGATCAAGATTTGTTTGTAAGAGAAGGTGACGTTATTTTTTATGGTTTAAATTTTTATGAAATTGTAAAATTATCAGAACCCAGAGCTTTATTTGGACAAATAGATCATAAGTTTGAAATTCAAGCATCATGTAATCGTGTAAGGCAAGGTTTTTTTAATGAACCAATTGCAGCATTACAAATAAGAGAAAAATATCGTCAAACACAAGAAAATTTATTTGACATAATAAACAATACACCAGTTGAAGGAGCATGTGAGGGTAAAATTCAACTAATTTCAGGGAAAAGAACAAGCTCTCAAAGAAGTAAATTTTTAGATTATGTCAATAATCCACAAAATTATGAAGGTTGTATTATTTATTTAACCGAAATAGATGAAGATGAAATTTATGGAGAATTTGATCAGCCAGATAAATTTTATTTTAACGAAGAAGGCACATGGTATGTTAGTCAATTCTTTGCTTTGTGAAACTTTATGACTTCATTAATATACGAAAGATTTAGGCATATTTCCGGCAAGAGAACGAGCACACAAAGAGGCTTGTTTTTAGATATGATAAATAATCCAAACAATTATAAAGGATATATTGTATATTTAAAAGACATAGATGACGATGAAATATATGAACCTTTTGATCACCCTGGGACTTTTTATATGAATGAAGGCGGTCTTTGGCAAAGCACAGATTATCATAACCAAGTAATAGAATAGGAATATAACATGACAGATAAAACCGAATATGAAAGAAGAGGTTTAGAACAATCACAAGTTTCAATAGAACCGTCAACAATAGAAACAATAGATCTTGCCATCTATGAATGGCTTGATAAAACAATGAATATTCATTCTAATACAAATCGTGGCTGGAAAAAGGTCCCAGTTATTTGGGTAAATGGAGAAAGAGCGCATCAAATTAAATTTGATAGAAATTTAAGAGACATTAATGGTAATTTTATATTACCCGTTATAACTCTTCAAAGAGAAACAATAACAAAAAGCTTAACAAAAAAAGGCACTTTTTATGCTAATGTGCCACCGGATGATTTTCGCGGTGGAGTTGTAACTGTCACTAAATTAGTCTCTCAAGAAAAGTCAAATAATTATGCTAAAAATAATAACTATAAAAATACAGTTCAATATAATGTAAAACAAAAAAACGATAAAGTTGTATATGAAGTCACAAAAATTCCACTACCAACTTATATTGATGTAAAATATACGATAACTGTAAATACTGAATACCAGCAGCAAGTAAATGAAATAATTCAACCATTCATGACCTATACAGCTGGTATAAATCATTTTATGATAAGCAAAGAAGAGCATAGATATGAAGCTTTTTTTGAAAAAGACTCTTCGTTTAAAAATGGTGGAAATATAACAAAACTTGAACAAGAAAATCGTTTATTTACAAGTGATTTTTCAATTAATGTTCTTGGTTATTTGTTGGGAGCGGGACCAAATTCAGATAAGCCAAAGATAGTAACCTCTGAAACTATTGTTGAAGTAAAAATACCAAAAGAAAGAGAAATGTTTGGCGAATCAACGGATGCAGACAAAAAGAAGTATTATTAAAATATAGGGGTTTGTTTCTTTTGAAAATAAATCTTACTATTTACCTAAGAAATACATGCTGTATAGGAGTATTTTATAATGAGTGGTGCAAATAAGTATCGTTTCGTTTCCCCAGGAATTCAAATAAAAGAAATTGATCGCTCACAGATCAATAATTTAAATGACGCAGTTGGTCCAGTTATAATTGGTCGTGCCCGTCGCGGTCCAGGCATGGTCCCTGTAAAAGTTCGTTCTTATGAAGAATTCGTGCAAATATTCGGTGAACCTGTTCGTGGTTCAACAGATGGTGATATTTGGCGTGAAGGAAACTTAACAGCTCCTGCATATGCAACATGGGCTGCAAAAGCTTATTTAGCTAATTCAAGTCCACTAACATTCGTTCGCCTTATGGGTTCAGAACACCCAGAAGCAAATACTCAAGGTTATGCTGGCTGGAAAACAGATTTCACCATTTCAAGTTCAGTTGGTGCCACAGGTGGTGGTGCTTATGGTCTATTCGTTGTTCCATCAAGCTCAAATCCACAAGTTACTGGCACATTAGCAGCCATATTTTATGTTAATGGCGGTGCTGGCTTGGCTCTTGTTGGACAAAACCCAAGTGGTTCAATGACAACAGGTTCAGCAACTTTCGTTAAATCAATTGGCAACAATTTTGAATTTAGAATGAAAGTTCTTGGAACCAATAATGTAAATGACACTGCTCCATTATTAGATACATCATTTAATTTTGATAAAACATCAGATAAATATATCCGCAAAGTATTCAACACAAATCCAACCTTAGTTAATACAAGTATTACTTCAGTTGATAATCGTGAAAGATACTGGCTTGGCGAAACATTTACTGATTTCTTGAATGATAATATTACCGGCAGTCTTCAGGGTGGTGCTTATGCATTTATCGCAGGCTTAAAGAGCACAACTGCAGATCTTTCAGATTTCCAATTAGAAGCACAAGCTGCTAAAACTGGTTGGATATTCTCACAAGATCTTAGTAACGTAACTGGTTCATTTAATCCACAGAACATGTCTAAATTGTTTAGATTTGTGGCTCTTGGTGGTGAAGGTTCCGGTGATTGGACACAGCGTTCATTAAAGGTTGCGATAAGAGATATTAAATATTCGCCAACTCCATTTGAAAAATATGGTTCATTCACCGTAGAAATCCGCAAAACAGACGATAATGATGCTCAACCAGCAGTATTAGAAGTCTTTACAAATTGTAATTTAAATCCAAATTCAGAAAATTATGTTGCCAAGAGAATTGGTGATAAATATCTTGAATGGACAGATGATACATTAACTGGAGAAAAGAGACACAAGGTATTTGGAAATTATGATAATGTTTCAAAACTTGTTCGTGTTGAAATGAATTCACTCGTTGAAGAAGGCGGTGTTGATCCAGAATCACTACCATTCGGCTTCCTTGGTCCAGTTAAATATAAAACAGTAACATTGCTAAGTGGTTCAGCCACAACTGGCACAGATTTACTTAAAGCAGTATCACAAATTCCACTTGCCCCAGCAGGCACAGCTGGTTCAGTTGATGTTACTGGTATAGCTGCAATAACTGCATCAATACTGTTCCCAGAATTAAAGATGAGAGTTTCAAGTTCTGAAGCTGGCGTATTAAACGATCGTGATACATATTTCGGCGTTGTCAGCAATGTTGGAACCCGCACTCAATTTAACGAAGAATATGTTGATCTTGTTAGAGTTAAACCATTTAACTTAGATACTTTCGTTCCAACCGGCTCATTAACAGAATACTCAACAATATTCACACTTGATGACCTTAGAGAAGTCCCAGCCGCTGCAGGAAAATTCTTCTGGCAGAAAGATAGTCGTGTTAATGGAACTTCAATAAGTGCCGTTAGTGCATCATATAAATCTGTTCTTGATAAAGGCGTTGACAAGTTCGTTATACCAGTATTTGGTGGTTTTGATGGTCTAAACATCAAAGAAAAAGAACCATTTGCAAATCGTGTTCTTGGTGTAACATCAGAACCAAGAGACAATTACGCTCTATACAGCGCTCAAAAAGCAATTGATATGGTTTCAGATCCAGAAGTTGTTGAAATGAATCTTGTAACAATTCCTGGTGTAACAAATACAACTGTTACAAATAAACTATTAGACACTGCTAAAACAAGAAACGATGTTCTTGCTATAATTGATATTGAAGGTGGTTATAAACCATCAACAGAAGAAGCAACAGCAGAACGCTCAAGAACTGGCAATGTTAATACTGCTGTTGCAATGATTAAATCAAGAGCATTAAATAATAGCTTTGGTTGTGCTTATTATCCATGGGTTTCAATTGATGCAGGCGGCGGTATTCCATTATGGATTCCACCAAGTGTTGTCGCTCTTGGAACTATGGCAAGTAGTCAAGAAGCAACAGCTGTATGGTTTGCTCCAGCTGGATTTAATCGCGGTGGTCTAAGTAATGGTTCATCAGGCTTAACTGTTCTTGATGTTCGTGAAAGATTATCACTTAAGCAGCGTGATGCTCTATATGAAGTAAATGTTAATCCAATTGCTTCATTCCCAAGCGAAGGTATTGTAATCTTCGGTCAGAAGACTCTACAAGCAACAGCAAGTGCTCTTGACCGTATAAACGTTCGTCGTCTTGCAATCTACCTCAAAGACAGAATTGCCAAGATTTCAAGAGGCATCTTGTTTGATCCAAATCTACAAGTTACTTGGGATCGTTTCCTCGCAGATGTTAATCCATTAATGGCAGATACAAAAGCGAGATTTGGTTTGAGCGATTACAAAGTTGTTCTTGATAATACAACAACTACAGCAGATTTGATTGATCGTAATATAATGTATGCTAAAGTATATATCAAACCAGCACGTGCAATTGAATTTATCGCAATTGACTTTATTATAACAAATACTGGTGCAAGTTTTGACGAGTGATATATATACTAATATAACTTATAAAAGAGGATTTATAAAATGAGTTTAATATGGACAGATGCTACACTAGAGCCAAAACGTAAATTTAAATATGTGGTTACTTTTACTGGTACCGAATTAGCCGACTTTCAATTTCTTGCACAAACATGTGATCGTCCCGGTGTAAAAGTCGGAGCAACTGAGCATAAATATTTTGATAAAACTTATTATCATCCAGGTCGCGTAACGTGGGACCCAAATCCTCTTAGTATCAAACTTGTTGATATTCAAAAAAAAGGCGCTAATACAACTATTGATACAAATGAAAAATTATTAAAAGTATTTGCTGGTTCTGGTTTAAGTGGTCTTATTTCAAATGCTGGAACACCATCAGGCACAGTACAAACTATAAGCAAAGCAAAGGCGACAAGTAATAGTGCTCTTGGAACTGTACACATAAGAGTAATAAATGCTGATTCATCCGTAGCTGAAGAGTGGGAACTTAAAAATTCTTGGTTAGAATCATTTAAACCAGATGCTCTTGATTATGGTTCAGAAGATATATTAACTGTTACTATTCAAGTAAGATATGATTGGGCGCAATTTAAAGCACAAGGCGCCGGCACAACAATTAATGGATTTGGTCCTGGCGGTGCTCCACCAGTAGGTAACCCTCCGCCAACTCCATAAAATATATTATAAAATATAGAGGTGATAAATGAATGATAGAGACAATGAGCGAAGACTGCAATTAGCAGCTGAAGATCCAGTCTCTACAAATGTAGTTGCAGGCGGCGGGCTAAAGTCAAAATTAGACTTGGCCTTTGCCGCTCCAACTCTTTTTGTAGAGCTTCCATCAAAAGGAAAATTCTATAAACCGGGAAGTCCTTTACATGGAAAAGAAACTTTAGAAATAAAGTTCATGACAGCCAAAGAAGAAGATATTCTTACTTCTAAAGCTCTTATCAAGAAAGGCGTAGTTCTTGATAGATTGTTAGAAAGTGTATTAGTTGATAAATCAATAAGTGTAAATGATTTATTGGTTGGAGACAGAAATGCTCTCCTTATTGATTCAAGAATATCAGGTTTTGGAAGTAAATATGTTACAAGTGTTGCTTGCCCTGCTTGTAATACAGTTTCAAAGCACGCATTCTTATTAGATGAGAATAAGAAATTAGCTGATGGAAGTGTGCCAGAACATCTTTGTGATAAAGTTAAACATATTGAAGGTAAATTATTTGCGATAACTCTTCCACAAACAGGAGTAAATGTCCACATTCGTTTGATGGATGGTAATGATGAAAAAGCTATTGTCCAAATAACAGAAGCAAATAAAAGCAGCACTGTCGACAGTAGTAATACACAGCAACTAAAATTGTTGATTGATAGCGCAGAAGGCGAAAAAGATAAAAAGCTCATATCTCAGTTTGTTGATGTCATGCCAGTAAGAGATTCAAGATTTCTTAAAGAAGCCTATAAAGCTATAACCCCAAATGTTGATTTAACTCAACAATTCGAATGTAAAGCCTGTGACTACAGCGCAGACATGGAGGTTCCATTTAATTTGGAATTTTTTTGGTCTAAGTGATGAATATATAGAAAGTGTGTATGAGATGTTTTTTGCTCTCAAATATCATGGAGGATGGAGTTTCACAGAAGCATACAACTTACCAATACCAATACGCGACTGGTTTGTCAAGAGACTCGTAAAGCAGAAAAAAGAAGAAGCAGAACAAATAGAGAAGGCTTCTAAAGGCAGATAAAGAAAATATTATACCTTGTTACTAAATAATAATGTAGCAAGGTATAATTTTATTTAGGGAATCTATTAAATGGCAGATAAAGATCTAAATTCTATAATCGATCAGTTGATTACTGCTTTAAAAGCTGCGGCTGGAGATAAATATACCTCTCCAACTAAATCTCCATCGGTAAAACTATCAACAGAACAAGGTGAAGTTTCAAAGCGAGTTTCTGAATTAGATTTAGGCGAATTAAATAAATTTATTGCTGAACAAGAAAATCTTAGTAAAAAGATTTTAGAAAATATTGATGTTGCAGAAAAAAACGCAAAAGAAACAATTGATTCAGAACAAATAATAAATGAATTAAAAGAAGAAAGAATAAGCCAAATAAAGCAAGAGTTCCGACAAAATCAATTAGTATTATTGGAACTTAGAAAACAATATGATTTAATAAAAGAAAAAAATTCAGAAGAAGCAATTACTTTAAAGGCAAAAATTGATGCACTTGATGAACAAATAAAAAAACAAGCTGAATTATTAGAAAAAGATAAAAAACAAAAAGAATTAAAAGAAGGCATACTTTCAATTGTAAAACAAACATGGGAAATGTCTAAACAATATGGAAGCGAATTAGAAAAACACATTATTGCAATAAGTAAATCAAATGGTGGATACGCTGGTCTTTTAAGTAATTTAAGAGAAGCAGGAAGGCTCTCACAAGCGGTTACATTAGGTACCGGTATAACCGGCGAAGAAAATATGAGAGCACTTGAATCCTTATCAGACGGATTTATAGGTCTTACAACATATTCGGCACAATCAATATCTAATATGCAGGTTGCTACTGCTCAATTGACAAAAGTAGGAGTTAGTTCCACGGTAGCAGCAAAAGGTTTTGATAGTCTTGTACTTGCTATGGGTAAAACTCCAGAACAAGCAGGAAAGATACAAGAAAGTTTTGTTCAAATGGCAGCAAAAAATCGTCTTGCTCTTGGTGCAGTAAGTCAGGCGTTTGCAGAAAATTCAAGTCGTTTTGTTGGTTATGGCGAACAGATGAAAAAAGTTCTTGATGGTCTTGCAGAACAATCATTAAAAACAGGCATTGCTATTGGAAAATTAGTGGCAATAGCTCAACAATTTGATACATTTGAAGGTGCAGCCAAAGCTGTTGGTAATTTAAACGCATTATTGGGTGGAGATTATTTTAATAGTATTGAACTTTTAACAGCAAGTGATGAAGAGAGAATAAAATTATTAAAAGACGGTGTTGCTGCAAGTGGAATGCAATGGGAAAGTATGAACCGTTTTCAAAAAATGGCTATTGCAAATGCAGCTGGAATTAGTGATTTGAACGAAGCATCAAAATTATTCGGTAAAACATCTCTTGAAAACACAAGACAACAAGCAGAATCAGCAGCAGTTCAAAAAACGCTTGCAGAACAAGCTGCAAGTGTAAGTTTGGGAATGGATAAATTAAAAAGTACTTTAAATGGTTTATTTATTGCTTTAGATCCTCTTATAGAAGCGTTTAGAATGATTGTTGACTTTTTAACTTTTATTCCAAGAAAAATAGCAGAAGCTGGAAGTCCGATTCTTAGTGCTATAACAAGTATTGCAATATTTGTTGGTTTATTAGCAATAAAAAACACAGTTCTTGGTGGAAGCTGGAATTATATAGCAAATAGTATAGCAAACGCTACAGCAAGATTAGCAGCATGGAAAGCCGCAAATGCTGCTGGTGGTGGCATGGAAGGTATAACAAAATTTAAAGATGGCCCAGCATCTATTGCATCTGCCGCTCCTGCTGCTACTTCTCCAGCATCAAGTGCAACCAGTGGACTTCTTGCTAATGCTGGAAACATGTTAAAGGCAGCTGGTGCGATATTACTATTTTCACTCGCTCTATTGGCTCTTGCCAAAGCATTACAGGAACTCAGTAGTGATTCTATAAAAAAAGAAGGTATTGGACTTGCTCTCTTTTCTATTATCGCTCTTGCTGGGATGGCCAAACTTTTAGAAAGAGTTGGTGTATCTTTTGCTACTGGCTCAATTGCTATAATACTAATTGCTGGTTCTTTATTCATTCTTGGAATGGCTCTTAAGCAATTTAGCGGAATTGATTGGAAACTGGTTGCTGGTATTGGCGCCATAATTCTTGGTCTTGGACTTGCGATTGTGGGATTTGGCATGGCAGTTAGTGGTCCACAAGCACTTTTTATTGCAGCCGGAATAGCAATGGTTATTGGAATAGCAGGCGCCCTTCTTATATTAGGAAATTCATTAGAAAAAATATCAACATCTTTTAAAACATTATCGGAATTAAAAAATATAGGAGAATTATCAAGTAATCTAATAAGTTTCCTTGATGACTTAGCTGATACAAGTGTATCTCCAATAAACGACCTTGCTAATGCTATTGGTTTATTAGCTGAAAATTTACAAAAATTAGCTTCTGTTTCTTCAAATATGGCTGTAAATGTTAGTGGAAATGCTAAAACTGTTTTAACTGAACAAGTTAATGCTGCTGCGACTGCAGTTACAAAAACATCTGAATCAGTTTCTAATGCAACAGCAAATATCAATTCACAAGCATTAATACCAGCACAACAAACAACCGCATTTGTTCCACTTGTTGTTCAAATAGATAAAGAAACTATAGTTAAAATATTACAAAAAGATATAGAAGGTATAGCAATAGGTCAAGCTCAGAATGTTCTTGATGCTACTGGTCTTGTACAGAGTAGCTTCGAAGTCGTAAATCGCGTATCAGCTAATAAAGTTCCATAATAAGGATAATAAATTTTATGGTTAATATTCCAAATACAAATGTAAAAGCACAAGTTATTATAAGTTCTTTGGCTCACAAACAAACTGTTTCTTTTTTTCCTTATGATTTTGATATTGATGATTCCTATAAGCCTGATTGGGGCACATATGATGCATTTGGAAGAATGGACCCAATAATGACTTATAAAAGAACAACACGAGATGTTAATTTGTCTTTTAATGTTGTTGCTGAAGACGAAACAACTGCGCGAAGTAACTTTAATAATTTACAAACTTTGATAAAATGTTTGTATCCAACATATCAAGATGCAGATATATTATCAACTTCTGCAAATATATTGCAAGCAAAAAGAGATGAACTTTTAGCACAACAACAAGAATTAATTAGAAGACAAGAAGCTGCAGATTTACATTCAAGTGCCGGATTAATAGAAGCTGGAGATGTTGACGGTGATGGCACTACTCTTAATGTTACTACAGGACAACAATTAGAATCTGAAATTATCACAAATGAACAAGAAGTTCAAAAAAACGAAGCACAAATAACTCAGCAATTTCAAATTGCGCGTGATTTTGGAGTAAAAGTTATAAATAAATCTCCACTATTTCAAATATCGTTTATGAATTTATTAACTCAACAGCAATTTGTTGCAGCAATTACAAGCTTTAAGCATAAAATGAAGTTTGATGCCGCCGATACAAGTTTTTCTGCAGATGGCAAAGTAATACCAGGTGAATTTAGTATTAATATAAGCTTTAAAGTGTTGCATAAAGATATTCCCGGAAATATATTAAATTACGGATCTTGAGGTATTATTAAATGACAATAAAAAGATATAAAAATAGAAAAATAAAATATAATACCAGCGAATTAATAGAAAAAATATTAGATATTAAAAATGTCAATGGAATAAGGCATTATGCTTCTGGGGAGATTAAAATTCCAACTTATTTAGATAGAATAAACATTAAAACAGTTGGAGCAGTTTGGAAAAGAGGAGATAGACTATCCAAATATGCTGAAAAATATTACAATAACCCTCAATTATGGTGGATTATTGCATTATACAACAACAAACCAACTGATGCACATTTTACAATAGGTGATGTTTTTTATATACCAACTGATTTAAATAATCTATTTCAATACATGGAAATATAAAATATGGCAGACAAAGAAAAATTAAATTTAAGACGAATAATTGATCAGTCTGCTTTAATGCAGAATATTGCAGTTTTAAAAGATGCAAAATTTGAAAAAATCGATTCTGGTCCTTTTGTAAATGGAATATCTCTTGACGAAGAAGGTGGACTTGAAAATTCTGGCACAATAATAAATAAACTTTATAATTTTAAAGAATTTATTAAAGCATACAATCAACTAACTCCTGCATCTTTATCAACTTTGGTTCCTTATATACAAATTTCTAAAGTTTATGAAGATGACACAGAATTCCCCATACCTTTTAATAACTTTTACCCTAAATCAGCAATTGATGCCATAACAAATACTGGCTCAGATAGAGGTCATCAAGCAAATTTGGTAAATTTAGAGTTTGTATCTCAAGGAAAAGATACAGCAACAACTTTTATATATCAAGTAAAAATAAATATAATATTTGATTCAATTCAAACATTATTTAATGAAAAATCAAGATATTTAGAACTTTTTAATCCTCCTAAAAAAACAGGAAAACTTGGCAGAGGAGATAGAGATCCAAAATATTATCAAATAAAATTAAAATTTGGTTGGAATTTTAATAAAGAAATACCCTCTGATCTAAACCCAAAACAATTACAAGTGTTTTCTGAAGTTTCTGGTAGTGAGTTATTTTTAAGTTATGTTATACACAGAATAACAATTAACGAAGATGGTTCAGTTGCTTTACAAGTTGAATATATAGGTGCTCTTGAGGCTATTGCAAGAGATTCAACTAAATTAACAATTTTATCAAGCAAACAACTTGACGAATTAGATGGAATATCTCGTCAAATAACACTTATTGAAGAAAGATTACAACAAAATGGATATAAACCCTCACAGCCAGAAGAAAAAGATGGTAAATTTACAGTAAAAATTATTGATTCTGACGGTAATGAAAAAGATTCTTTAAGTGAAAAAGCAGATTTAGAAAGATTATATGAGCAACAATCTTCTCTTGAAACAAATAATAGAAAAGAATTTTTAAATGGAATAATAAAAAATATTCAAGAACAATATAGTGGAAGTTTTCCAGTATTAAAAATAAATGAAACAGAATATTTAAATCGTCGTAATTTAATAAAATCTTTTTCTTCTCTCAATGAAGCTGAAAAATTAAAAAAAATAGAAGAAGCTAATAGTTTAATTTCAATTCAAAGAAATCCTAATAATGTTTTATTTAAAGAAAATTTAATTAAAGACAATAAAGAAGCTGCAAATTTTAATGTTGAAAAATATTTAGAAGAATTAGAAAAAGATCCTTTAGCCAAACAAGGAGAAGACTCTTATTATAATACACCATTTTTTACCTTTGGCAGACTATTAAAAGCAATTCAATCTCTTGGATCAAGAACCGAAGAAGGACAGCAGAAAAAAGAAAGTGATTTTATAATATTATGTTCTGACTGTAATATAGCTTCTTTCGGAGATGGAAGTTTTCTTGATGCAAAAGAATTATCACAAAACCCAGAATACAAAATTTTTATTGATAATGGTCTTGTGATAGGAGACAATTTGGTAGTATTAAGAAATGAAATTATTCCAATTAATATTACACAAATACCAATAGCGCTTTCTACATTTCAATATTGGATAAATAAAAACATAACTTCTCAAAATCTTACACAAATGAATCTAATAAATTTTTTAAATTTATCTATTACAGATTTATTAAATTTAGCAGTTAAATCTACAAATGAAGATTATGTGCCAGCTCAAAACATAAAATTTAAATTTTTCTTTGATAAAGTTGAGTTGAATGAAGACGATTTATTTTTACAAACCATTAGAAACAATCAAGGCCCATCAGAAATAATAACAAAATCAACATATGGTTCAATTAAAGATTTTTTTATCAACAAACAAATAAAATCTTCAAAATTAATTAAAAAAAATATTATAATATTTTATTCAATGCCTTCTCACAATATAAGAAAAAATAATTTTATGAAAGATCTTGAAGATGGAATACCTCACTTTTTTTATGGACAAAATAAAGGTATTATTAATAAAATTACTTTTAGAGAAGAAAACATGCCTTTCGTGAGAGAAGCCAACATACAAACTCAAGTTGATAAAAAACCTTGGAAAGCAGGCGTATTTTTAAGGGGCAAATATAATGTTGTTATTGATATGCTTGGAACTGTAAATTTCCGAATTGGAAGTATGATTTATATTTCTCCTTCTTTTCCTGGTGTTATAAATTTCGGAGATCCAATTGAATATGGTATTGGTGGATATTTTGTTGTAATATCAATAAAAACATCTATTGAATCAGGCAAATATATTACAACATTAGAAGCAAATTGGGTTGCAACAGGAACAGGAGAATTTACAGATCTAAGTCATTTGCCGTTTAAGGTTGTAAAACTTTCTAAACCATTTGGTGAAATTAATGCCCAACAACAAGCAAGAACTCAACAACAAAAAGACGAAGAAGAAGCAGAAAAAATCAGAGAAGAAACGAGAAGTAGTGCTGGCGCTGCTGGAGCTGGGCAATAGTCATGAAATACAAAAACACACAAGACAAATATCTTCAAGAAATGAATAGAATAGCAGATCAAGCAAATTTATATTCTATCGATCCAAGACACAGAATAATTCCTCAAGGAAATAATAATTTAACAACAAAAAATCTTTATTATCAAAGATTAAATTATGAAATTGAATTTAATAATACGAACTCAATAAATGGAATTATACCAGAAAATTTTAAAGATTATCTTTATTTTCATCAATTATATGGAAAAATTAATTTAACTAATGATATTGTTAATATTGATGAAAGTAGGTTAAAAAGTCTTGATTCAGATCCAAAATTAATGCTTGTTTCACCTGCAGCTGATGCTTTTAATGGCTTAATTAAGCAACATAAAAGAATAACAAATTCAAATGTAATAAATTCTAATAGTAAATTTTATAATATAAAACCTAAAAAAGCTTTTATTTCACCTAATTTGCAACATTCTGAATATATCAATGTTTATTTTAATCAATTTTACAATTTTATTAATAACAATAATTTAAATAACAAAATTATTAATTTTAAATCATTTATAAAATATTTTATATTTTTTTATAATCAAAATGATAATAAAATTATTAATAAAACAGAATTTATTAAAACCTCTTTATGCTCTCCGTTTAGTTCTGGTTTGATTGTTGAGATTGCGAGTGATAAGCACGGAGATGATAAAAATTCATATGAAAATTACTTAAGAGATGATGCTTTTGGAATATTTGATACATTATCAAAACAACATGGTTTTGTGATGGACAAACATTCACCTTGGCGATTGACATTTGATATTGCTGGCGCAAATGCACAACCATATTTACAGTCTTATGATGTTCAAGATTTAAATTCTTATTTTGATCAATTTTATTATTTTACTGAATATTTTAATTTTGAAAGTTTAAAAATTTATTTATTAAATTTATATAATTTTATTGTTAATGAAACCCCTACAGTTAGAAATACAATTACTACTTTTAAAAATAATAAAGCATGTATTTATGAAAAAAAGATTTCAAGAGAACTTATTGAGTATAATAAATTAAACGAACACATTACTGATGATGATTTAATTAAATTATATTTTTATATTAAAACAAAAGAAAACAACATTATTTCATCTGAATCTCAATTCCAGCAAATGGTTCAAGAAATTTTAACAATCAATAAATACAGTGGAAATATTGCTGCATTTGATTTTATTAATAATAAATGCAAACATTTAAAAGACACCGGAGATATAAAATATACAAGGACGTTCTATTAGCTTGACGGCTGACTTAAGTTCGGCTACGATCTGGCCCTATGACTTTTCTCACTTTGGACGACAAAACTGAATGCGTTGGATTCTACTCTAATGGCGATCTGCTATTTGGTCAAGATCCAAAACAAAACTTAGATAAAACTTGGAAATATTCTAAGTATGGTGATAGCAATACACTATATGCAAATTTATTTTGCGATGGAAAGGACTACGATGAAGTATGTCCAGAACATCTGAGAGATACATGGGATAAATTAAACAAACAAGCAAAAGCGTTTGTTCGTTCTTTCCTTGAATCAAAAGTTTCTCTAAAAGAAAATTGTTTTTATGATCTTGTTCCTCGCAAGTTTTTGATTGACTTTTGCGAGATTAAGTGTCAGATTATTGATCATATAATCAATACATATCCAAAACCAATTGATTATGATTTCAGAAAAGATCTATCAATCTTGATCCAAGACATCTCATTTCAGAAACTATCATTTGATGAAGAACTGATTAAAAACAACTTGCACGATCAAAAAACTAAAGACTTCTATCAAAAATACTTTAATAAAGAAAACTATATTTCCTACAATCAGTTTCACTCAAAGACTGGTCGTTTAACAACAGAAGAAAATAGTTTTCCAATCCTCAATTTAAGCAAAGAACTGCGTGGTTATATCAAGCCAGATGGAGATTTCTTGCTTGATATTGATTATAATGCTGCCGAGGTTCGTGTATTTCTTGCTTTAAGTGGCTATAAGCAACCAATAAACGATGTTCATGAATGGAATCGTGTTAAATTCGGATATGAAGATAGAAAAACTGCTAAAAATGAATTTATTTCCTGGCTATATGGTAAAAAGAACGAAAAAGAAAAGCAATTTAAAGAATTTTACAATTCAGATTTAATTAAGAATAAATATTGGGATGGAAGAGTGGTTAAAAACCACTATGGAAAAGTTATTGAAGCAGATGAATTTCATTCTGTAAATTATATTGTTCAAAGCACAACGGCTGGCATGGCACTACGACAAGCGTTAAAAGTTAATGAAATACTAAAAGGCTGTGAATCAAAAATTAAAATTGTTATTCATGACAATATTGTGATTGATATGAAAAAAGAAGAAAAACATTTGATTAAACAAATTGTTGATACATATAATAATACTGAATTTGGTAAGTTTAAATCAAGTGTGAAGATTGGTAAAACACTTGGAGATATGAGGAAAATATTATGATTTCTCTTGTTGGTATAGGCAGTTTTTGTTCTGAACTTGTAAATAAATTTTCTCAATATCCACAATACGATGTGTATAGTATTGATACAGTGGAAAATGAATGTGATACATATATTCTTCCGGATTTAAAGAATGCAGAGGAATATGAAAAGAACTACCCAGAAAAATTAAAAACTTTTATTGATGATAAAAATAGTGAAATATCTGTATTCCTTGATGGTTCAGAAGGTATAAGTGGAATAATATTGAGGTTTTTAGAGAATTTTAAAGATCGTAAAATTAATATTTACTATGTTCGTTCCGATCTTGAACTGATGGGTAATACAGAAAAATTACAAGATAAAATAACTTTTAGTATTTTACAAGAATATACAAGATCGGGATTGTTTCAAGGTTTTATTGCTTTTGATAAAATCAGTTTAGAAAAACTATTAAATAATGTTAGTATTTTAGAGATAAATGATAAATTAACAGATTTAATATCCACTACTTCTCATTACATAAACATTTATAATAATATCAAGCCTATATTATCAAATAATATAGAACTAAATGATATAGCCAGAATTCAAACAATTGGTTTATCAGAAATAGGATCAACAGATATTAAGTGGTTTTTTGATTTAAACAATATAGAAGAAATTACATACTATTTTGCTATAAATTCTAATACACTTAAAAAAGAAAAAAATTTATTGCAAACGATCAAGGGTCAAGTAAAAGAAAGACAGAAAGAAAATGTTAGAGTTCTGTTTAATATATATGAAACAACATATCAGGAAAATTTTGTTTATTGCGTTGCCCGAACAAAGTTCATCCAGCAGCCGAGCAAGGCTTGACAAGCGATCTGATCTCTGGTAGGATGGTCCCATCATCGCCGTTCACACAGAGTGTTGTGACGGCGGAATAACAAAGGAAACTCAAATGTCAAAAGTATCAGTTAATCGTCGTGGAAAAGTTGGAAATGCTGGCCGTGTAACTCTCTCACACCTACGAGCCGGTGAAACATTCCGCTTTCCTCGTTCCGCTCCAGGAACAGTTTATCAGTTGCTTTCAGTCAGCAACCGTTCCGTGGAAGAAGGAACACTTGACGAAGTAGATTCATTTATGTTTTCAAATGTATCTACTGGACAGATTTATGCGACAGAAGATAGTCGCACAGTTGTTCCAGTAGATTGTTCATTGACAGTTCGTGAGCGTGTGAATACTTCACGCACTCGCGCTTCGCGTTCAGCAACTACAACCCGTGCTCGTAAGGTTGTAAAAGCCAAGCGTCGTTCGCGTCGTTGATAGGTCCGTGTTAGTGTTGGTCTGTTAGGTTAGTTCGTTTTGTTTATCCTGGGGTATTGGGCAGAGAAATCTGCCCTTTACTTTTTTATGAGAGCATGTTAGTTATAGAGAGGTCGGTATTGTAAGTTATTTGATAAACTTACCGACGATATGATTGGCATTGAAAGCCAACATTAACGGTCAACGCAACAGTAAGTTGTCGTGCCACAAGGAGTAGATAATTATGGGTATTGATATTCGCGCTATGCAGAAAAAACTTGATAAACTCAACAATAAGGGTAAATCAAGTGCTGAATCGGCCTTCTGGAAACCAGAAGATGGAATTCACGAAGTTCGTGTTCTTCCAACTCCAGACGGTGATCCATTCAAGGAGTTCTGGTTTCATTATAATGTTGGAAACCAGAGCGTAATGTGTCCAAAGCGCAACTTCGGAGAAGATTGTCCGATTTGCGATTTTGCAACAAAACTATTCAAGTCAGGTGAACCTGATAGTGTTGCTGCAGCAAAGGATCTTTTCGTCCGTCAGCGTTTCCTTTCACCAATTCTTGTTCGTGGAAGTGAAAAGGACGGAGTAAAGGTTTGGTCATACAGCAAGACAGTTTATGAAGAACTTCTTAAGACTGTTCTTGACCCAGACTTTGGCGATATTACTGATCCAGAGAACGGATTTGATTTGAAGGTTGATAAGGGCAAGAAGAATGGCGCTCGTTATTCAACAATGGGTGTAAAACCAAAACCAAAGTCAACCCAGATGTGTAAGGGTCTTGGTAGTCAGGAATGTAAAGATCTGCTGGACAGTATTCCAGATCTTTCAACAATCTTTACACGAATGAGCACCAAGGAAGTTCAGGCTGCACTTGATAAGCATCTGGCGGAACCAGATGAAACAAGTGTTGGAGTTGAAAAGGGTGGTGGCGTTGATAATGCTGTAGACGCTGCAATCCGAGAACTTGATCTCTGATACAAATCAGTAGTTGACAGAGGCGACCTAAGAGTGTAAAATCTCTTAGGTCGTTTTCTTTTTGGACCATAAATACTTTAGGAGAAACAATGAGCATGGCAAAATTAAAAGAAGTCAAAGCCGGTAAAGTAGATGTTAGTGAGTTGAGAAAGGCACTTAATAGCAAACTAAAAGGTGCTGTTTATGATCTTCGTGAAGAAAATCCAACAGATGTAAAACAATGGATTTCAACTGGATCAACTTGGTTAGATGGTATTGTGGCAAAAGGAAAAATGGGAGGAATTCCAGTAGGAAAGATCGTTGAAATTGCTGGTATTCAAGCCACAGGTAAAAGTTTTCTTGCAGCACAGATTGCAGGAAACGCACAGAAACAAGGTATTACAGCAGTTTATTTTGACGCTGAAAGTGCGTTGAATAGTGAATTCCTTGAAAAAGCCGGATGTGATTTAGAAAATTTAATTTATGTTCAACCACCAGATCTTGAAAGTGTTTTTGAAACAATGGAAACACTTATGGCGGCAAGTGAAGAAAAATTTCTTTTCATAATTGATAGTTTGGCAGCAACACCAACAAAAGTTGATATTGAAGGAACATTTAATCCAAATGAACGAATTGGTGTAAAAGCCGCACTATTAGCAAAAGCATTCCAGAAAATCACAACACCACTTGCGCAGCGTGAATGCACCTTAATAATCCTTAATCAGTTGAAAGTTAATATCAAAGCAACAAGTGAAGCCCCAATGGGTGGCAAGTATCTAACTGATAGTCAGAAATACAATACACCTGGTGGCAGTTCACCAGATTTCTTTACAAGTCTTCGTATCTGGCTAACTAAATCATTTGCCAAAGATTCAATGGTGTATGATGATAAAGGCTATCAAGTTGGTTCATATGTAAAAGCCCGTATTGAAAAATCACGATTTGGAACACAGAATCGTGTTGCAGAATTTAAAATTCTATGGGGCGATACAGTTGGTGTAATGAATGAAGAAAGTATCCTTGAAGCGATTAAAGGAAAAACCGAACACCTTGAAACTGGAACTTGGAATAAACTAACTTATGCTGATGGAACAGTTGAAAAATGGCAAGGTTTGGAAGAAGGCTTCGTAAACCTTATGAAGACAAATGAAAAGTTCAAAACCCGTATTATGGAAATCTTTGATTATGAGGTAATCCAGAAATTTGATAAGAAACTGGGTAATGCTAAAGACTTTTTGAATGATGGAAAAGGCGAAGACGTTCAGCACTGATTAAAAAAACCCGCAGAAATGCGGGTTTCTTCTTTTTGAACTGACTATTTATTGTTTGTATGAGGAAATAACCAATGAAATTAACACGCGAAAGATTAAAACAAATAATCAAAGAAGAATTGGAAGAGATATCTCGCGAGAGAAGCAGAGAAATTAATGTTGGATTAGGTGAGCCAAGTCCAAGATATGTTCAGAAAAAAACAGTTGGTAAAAAAGATCCAACTTTAGGCATGAAGCTTATTAGTTTGGGTTCTCAAATGAAGGATGCTGAACTAATAAATTTAGGGAATTTTATTTTTTCAGGTATGGAACAATACCGTGATTCTATTAATACTGAACAATTATTGAATAAGATTAAGGATGAAGAATTAAAACAACAAATTGAAATGTTTCTTCTTTAATGAAAGAACCCGCAGAAATGCGGGTTTCTTCTTTTTGAACTGACTATTTAGTTTTTGTATGGGAGATTTGTATAAATGAAGCTATCACGTGATAGATTAAAACAGATAATCAAAGAAGAATTAGAAGAAATATTGGGACAAGAAGCAAAAGTAAAAGTCTCAGTATCTCCAGTTGATCGGAAAGAACAAATTTTACAGCACGTAGCAATATCTATGGGTTTACACGGTGTTACTCCAGAATTAAAAAATACCGGTACTCCTTTGGATGGAAAAAGATATGGATATTATGATGGTAAGAAAGGGTTTGAACTTTTTGATTTTGATGCGACTAATAGAGGCCAAATGTCAAAAGCTGTTCATACCTTTCGTCCTGGCGAATCATTGCCATCTGAATTACAGCCGTTAAGAAATAAAGTTCTCAGCAATAAATAAATATAAAATAAACAGAACCCGCAGAAATGCGGGTTTCTTTTTTATAAGAATTTACTCTCGCTGCTTGACACCGCAGCGATCCGCTGCTACAATCAGAGCAACCAACATAGGAGCCTGATACCATGAAGTATCTTGATTTTGTAGTACCTCGCTGAATCTATTGCAACGGAATTCCGTGATGATAGTCTTCAGCATCAGATTGTCGCCTTTGCTGTGAAGGGTGGCAAGATTGTTAGTTTTGGTGTCAATAAGCGTCGTTATTCGCGCAATAAGAGTGTTTTCAAGTGTTCTATGCACGCTGAAATTGATTTGTTGAGCAAGATGGGAGATAAGGCAAATGGTTGCAAAATTTATCTTTATCGCTTTAATAACACTTCGTGCCCAAAGGCTCGTGAAAACAAGAACGGAAAGCCTTGTCCGCTCTGTCAGCACGCCTTGAAGAACGCAGGAGTTTCCCGAGTTGTATATGTTGATGACGATGGTGAAATGAACATTCTTAAAAATCGTGATATGATGGAGCTTATTGGTCAGCCGAGTAATATTACAAATTATTTTCTTGAACGATTTGGTGATGCACACCACGGCAAGTTTATGGTTCAAGAATTCATTGCAGCATGAGGATTTATGGAAAGTAAATTTGATAAGCAAACAAGTGATGGTCTTTATTCGTGGAATAAAGCAGAAGTATTTGAAGCGTTGACGATGTGGTGTGCTAAAAAAGGTATTAATCTAAAAGATAAAAATATACTTGCCTTTGATTGTATTGGAGGCGAGCATTTTACAGTAGAATTAGCATTTAATGGAAAGGATAAAACTTAATACATTAGCCAGCATATCTATTTTGTTTAGATATGTTGTCTTTTGCCCAGAGAGGTTGGAGATTTTCTAAACTCCAACATTTTAGAAAGTTTTCATCATCTATACTTTCATAAGGCAACCAAGATTGGGGAATGACGTGATCAATATGCCATTCACCGTGGTTATCCCACGTCATCCCCTCTTGGAATTTACTCTCTAAATGCTGTTTAAGTTGTTCTGGTGTATATCCTAATCTTTCAAATATCTTTTTAGATGGCCAGCCATTTTTCAAAGCACGTTTAATAGATACAAAAAGGTTCTTATACCAGCCGCGTTTTTCGTATGCTTTTTTCCAGTGTTTTCTTTGTATTTCTTTATAGCGTTCTGGGTTTTGTTCTTTCCAACGTTTAATGTTTTCTTTTTGACGCTCTTTATTTTCTTTTCTCCATTTACGAGAACGTTCATTGACAATATCTTTACGTTGAGCAGAATATTCTTTATCTTTAGAGTGTTTACAAGGGCGACAAATAGTTTGATGTCCATCTTTTTTTGATGCATCTTTATTGAAATCAAGAAGAGATTTTTGCTCTTGACATACACGGCAGATTTTGGTAGTATCCATATGCAGTAATTAGTTGGTCGTATAAGAATAGACCAAAGAAAGTGAGAAAATAATATGCCATGGCCACACAAAAATCGACCTCGAAAAGGTCGACGAAAGATTGGAAGTAAAAAGCGTAAAGCGATGAAAAAGGGTCGCAAACAGAAATGAAGTATGGTATGATCCCCACTGCAAAGTGGGGATTTACTTTTTATGGCAAATAAAATGAAAAAAATACTGATAATTGATTTTTTAAACCTGTTTATTCGTTCCTATGTTGTAAATCCGTCAATATCTAAACAAGGTCAACCAATTGGAGGAATTGTTGGTGTTTTTAAATCTCTGCAAAAGATTAGCCGAGAAACAAAACCAGACAAAATTATTATATGCCACGATGGTCCAGGTGGAAGTCGTAAGAAGAAGGCACTTCACAAGGATTATAAAGAAGGTAGAAACCCATTACGGCTCAATCGTAATGTAAAGGTGTTGGATGATAAGCAAGAGTTTGAAAATCGTATCTGGCAGCAATTAAAAACGTTTGAATACCTAAATCTTTGTCCAGTAATCCAGCTGATGGAAGAAAATGTTGAAGCAGATGATTTAATATCTTTTATTGTTCAACATAAACAATTTACAGATTGTGTAAAAGTGATTGTATCCAGCGATAAAGATTTTATTCAGTTATTAGATGATAAAACTATATTAATGCGACCAGTTCAAGATGAAATATTGAACAAGAACCGTGTTCTTGAAGAGTTTAATATTCATCCAAATAACTTTGCTCTTGCTCGTTCTATTGCGGGAGATAAGAGCGATAATTTAGAAGGTGTTCGTGGTGTTGGACTTGTAAGTTTAGCAAAAAAATTTCCTATTCTTGCCGAACAAAACCGTTATACAGTAGATGATATTTTGGAAAAATGTGAAACTACAAAAGTAGATGGAAAGATTTTTGAGAACATCCTTGCAGACAAAGATAAAGTATATTTAAACTATCAAATTATGCAACTTTATCAACCAAATATGTCTCTGCAAGCACAGAGTAAAACTGATTATGTTTTAGAGAACTTCAATCCAGAATTTAATAAAACTGATTTTCTAAAATCATCTATTCTTGATGGTTTTGCTGATTTAAACTTAAACGAGTTGTTTACAACATTTAACCGTATAATTAGTGATCACAAGTCAGCACCTTGACAGCGCAAAGCACTTCAAGTATGCTGACATTCCTTTGAGGAGCGTATGGCTATAAAAAATGAACCATCACTTGGTTCTTTTGGAAAAGAGTTCCAAGAGAAACTTGTCCAACTCATATTGGACGATTCTGTTTTCGCCTCGCAGATTAATGAGGTGTTAGATGTTAGTTTCTTTGAACTAAAATATCTACAGGTATTTGTAGATTATGTATTCAAATATAATACAACATATGGTTGTTTTCCAAACCGTTCAACCGTAGAAACTATTCTACGATCAGAACTTGACAAACAAACACCTGTAATGCAGAAACAGGTGCGCGATTATTTTGCCCGTGTTCTTGCCGGAACAATTGAAGATATTGAAGATGAATATGTAAAAGATAAAAGTCTTGATTTCTGTAAGAAGCAGAAACTCAAAGAAGCGATGTTGAAGAGTGTTGGATTGATGGAATCGTCATCTTTTGATGAGGTTTCTAAAATCATCAACAATGCTCTAAAACTTGGCCTTGACAATGAACACGGCTATGACTTTATGAAACACTTTGAGGAACGCTATAAATTAAAAGCACGCGATCCAATTTCAACTGGATGGGATGTTATTGACAATTTTATTCAGGGTGGCCACGGCAAAGGAGAATTGGGTGTTGTTGTTGCTCCAACCGGTGCTGGTAAAAGTATGGCACTTGTTCATCTTGCTGCTCAAGCGATGAAACAAGGAAGAAATGTTGTTTATTATACATTAGAACTTGGCGATACGGTTATTGGGCGTCGTTTTGATAGTTGTTTGACTGGATTTCCCCTAAAAGGTTTAAATGTTGTCAAAGAAGAAGTTTTTGAAAAAGTTAGAGAGATTCCTGGGAAGCTCATAATTAAGGAATACCCGACCAAATCTGTCTCAACAGAAACGTTGAGAAATCATCTTAAAAAACTTGAACAAAGAGATTTTAAGGTAGATATGATAGTGGTTGATTACGGTGATCTGCTAAAGCCAGTAACGGCTCAAAGAGAGAAACGAAATGAACTGGAAGGTATTTATGAGGAACTTCGTGGTATTGCGGCAGAATTTAAATGTCCTCTCTGGACAGCCTCACAAACCAATCGTTCCGGTTTAAATGCTGAAGTTGTTACAATGGAAAGTATCAGCGAAGCGTTTAATAAATGTTTCGTAGCAGATTTCATATTCTCTCTTTCCAGAACTGCAACTCACAAACAAAACAATACAGGACGCATTTTTGTTGCAAAGAATAGAAATGGTCCTGATGGAATAGTTCTCCCAATTTTCATGGATACGTCAAATGTAGCAATTAAAGTAATGGAGCCAACAAATGAAACAGTTGAAGAAATTAATAAAAACGCTGCAGCAGATCAAGCCAAGAAATTGAAAGAAAAGTATGCTAAACACAGAAAAGAACAGAAAGAAATAAAGGGAGAATAAAATATGGATAAGGCAAGTAAAATATTATCAGATGTAACAGTTTTTTCACGATATGCGAAGTTTGATGAGAAACTTGGTCGCCGTGAGAATTGGGTTGAGTTGGTTGATCGCAATAAAGCAATGCACCTTGCTAAATTTCCTGATCTAAAAGATCAGATTGAAGAAGCTTATAAATTTGTTTATGATAAAAAAGTTCTTCCATCAATGCGTTCAATGCAGTTTGGTGGTAAAGCAATTGAAGTAAACAATTCACGCATTTATAACTGTTCATTCCAGCATATTGATAGTGTTCATAGTTTTAGTGAAACTATGTTTCTATTGCTTGCCGGTTGTGGTGTAGGTTATTCAGTCCAGAAAAAACACATTGAAAAACTTCCACCAGTAACAAAACCATCAAAAGGTGAAAAGAAATTCCTTGTTGGCGATAGTATTGAAGGCTGGGCTGATGCTGTAAAAGTATTGCTCAAGTCATATATGCAACCAAATTCACCAAAAGTTCGTTTTGATTATTCATCAATTCGTGCTAAAGGAACACCAATTAAAACTGGTGGTGGCAAAGCACCAGGTCCAGAACCATTAAAGCGTGCTCTTGATAATGTTCGTGGTATTCTTGATAGTGTAGATAATGGAGAACAACTCCGTTCAGTTCAGATCCATGATATTCTTTGTCATTTGGCTGATGCTGTTCTTGCTGGTGGTATTCGCCGTTCAGCAATGATTTCATTGTTTGATATTGATGATGAAGTCATGCTTACTTGTAAGAGCAACTTCAAAGTTGTAAGTTATGAGCCAGTTACAATTACAAAGCGTGATCAGTTTGGTAATGAAGTAAAACTTGAAGTGCGCACAGTAGATGAGGCTACAAATACCACCTATAAACGCCTTAAAATCGTTTATAACGACCCTGCGTATGGTGTCCGCACAGTTGAGGCTGATGTTGGTGAACATGATATACCGTTCTTTTTAGACAGCGGTATTGTTCCATGGTTCTATGTCCAAGAACAGCGTGGTCGTGCAAATAATAGTGTTGTTATTGTTCGTCATAAGATGAGGAATAAAAAAGACTTTGAGCGTATTCTAAAGATCACCGAAGAAAGCAAGGCCGGTGAACCAGGTATATTCTGGACTAATAATCCAGATTGGGGCACAAATCCATGTGGTGAAATTGGTCTAAGAACAAATCAGTTCTGCAATCTTTGTGAAATCAATGCGAGTGATATAGTTGATCAAGATGATTATGAAGCCCGCGTAAAAGCCGCTGCATTTATTGGCACTCTACAAGCATCATATACAGATTTCCATTATCTGCGTGATGTTTGGCGTAAAACAACAGAAAAAGAAGCCCTACTTGGTATTGGTATGACTGGTATTGCAAGTGGAAAAGTATTGCAGCTTGATATGGCTGCAGCAGCAGAAGTAGCAACAAAAGAAAATGAAAGAATGTCAAAAGTCCTTGGTATTAATAAAGCAGCCCGCGTAACAACAGTAAAACCAAGTGGCACAACTTCTTGTGTTCTCGGTTCAAGTTCAGGCATTCATGCTTGGCACAATGATTTCTATTTACGCCGTATGCGCCTATTGAAGACAGAAGCCATGTATGGTTATTTGAAAATGTTCCATCCAGAACTTCTTGAAGATGATGCATTCAACAAGAATAATGGTATTCTTACATTGCCACAAAAGGCTCCAGAAGGTGCTATTACAAGAAAAGAAACTGCTATTCAGCAACTTGAACGCATGAAGAAAGTATATCTTGATTGGGTTCAGGGTGGACACAAGAGAGGTGATAATACACACAATGTTTCTATCACTGTTTCTGTTCGCGATGGAGAATGGGCAGAAGTTACTGATTGGATGTGGAAAAATAAAGATAGTTATGCAGCTATTTCACTTCTTCCTCATTCAGATCACACTTACCATCAGGCTCCCTTTGAAGACATTGGAGAAGCAGAATACAAGCAGCGTATGGAAAAACTGGTAGATGTTGATATTGATATGATCCGTGAAGATCAAGATTATACAAATCTATCTGGCGAAGCGGCTTGTGTTGGTGGTGCTTGTGTCGTGACTTGACTTCCGCAGAAAACCTGTTAGACTGGAAGCGTCCCATAGATCGGGGCGCTTTCTATTAGGAGAATACAATGACTGATCTAAAGACCCTTGAACAAAATGATAAGAAATTGACCCGTGAAGAACATATTGTAAACTATCTCAAAACACTTAACGAGATTGAGCAGGCTATTGAACCATATCGTGAGCATAAACTTGCACTTAAAAAGCATTATGCTGATAATAGTTTTCTTTCCCGTGAAGATCAAAGCAAACTTCTTCGTGCCTATCGTATGGCACAAAAGGGTGAAGAACTTGAAGATTTTGAGGAGTTTATCAGCGTAATCAAGAACAAACTTAAAGTCGGAGTATGAAATGAAACTTGAAGCAAGAAATAAGCGACTTGTATTGGAGAGAGTAAAATCAGAAGAAGAAAAAACTGAATCTGCTTTTGTTCTTCCAACAAATCTCAAGAAAGTAAGGCCCGATAATGAGGTATTCCGTGTATTGGACTATTCAGATGATTGCACAGTATCTGTCCATATTGGGGCGTTGGTTTTAATTGAAGGCAACATGGTTGAAGAAAGCCATGTTGGAGATGCAAAATTTCTAACTTGTAAAGAAAATTTTGTTATTGGTCTGATCAAGGAGTAAACGATGGGAATGTATGATGAACTAACTTGCGAATATCCTCTGCTTGAGAAACATAAAAAATATCAAAACGAAGTCTTTCAAACAAAAAGTTTGGTAAATTGTCTTGATAAATATGTGATCACAAAGGATGGTGAGTTAGTTCATCATTCTTTTAACTGGGAAACCGTCCCAGAAGAAGAACGACCATACTACAAAGATCCAAGTTGGGATAAGTTTAAGTGGATTGGTTCTCTCAAACAAGAACCAAAAGAACCAGTAAAGATTGAACACACAGGAGAAGTTCGTTTTTATCATTGGGATACTGAAAAAGATATTTGGATTGAATATATTGCTTTTTTTGCAAAAGGCAAATTAACATTTTTTGATCTCGTTGAAGAAGGAAAAGTATGAAAAAGGAACTTGAAGAACAACTTTATAAGAAGTATCCAAAACTATTTGCTGAAGTTGGAATGTCGCCCGCAAGAAGCTGTATGGCATTTGGCTGCGATCACGGTGACGGTTGGTATAATATTATTGAACGAATGTGCAGTTTGATTCAACATCATATTAAAGAAACAAGGAAACAATCTGCTGTTATTCGCAGATATAACCGTGTTCTAAAGCAAGCGATTAATGGTAATGATAAAAACCTCAGACATTACTATAAAGATCGTCTTGGTTGGAGTGATGAGCAAGTAGAAGAATTTGTCCAAAGAGATTTGGAGAGAAAAGAATTCCGAGAGGAATTTAGAAAGCCACCAACGCAACTCGTATTTACTCAAATCAAAGAAAAATATGGAACACTACGAGTTTATTACAGTGGTGGTGATGACTTTTGCCAAGGTGTTATTGATATGGCAGAAAGTATGAGTTCTGTAACTTGTGAAGATTGTGGTGTTCCAGGAAAAGCCCGCGAAGGTGGTTGGATTCGCACACTTTGTGATGATTGTGAACATGAATACAAAACAAGGAGGTTCAAGTGAGCAACAAAATCAAAATCAATATTTCAGCGGCTACCGATGGTAGTGGTCTTTGGTCGCGTCATAAAGCAAATGTTACAATTAAAGAACTTCAAGTTGTTCGCCCTTTTCGTAGAGCATATGACAACACAGTATTTTGTGGCGAATTAAGGGCCATTTTTTCAGACAAAGATTGGGATACTGGTAAGCATGGTCTTATCTACACAGATCGTGGTTGGTTGAAAGAATTTCGTGAAAAACTTATTGAGAACGGCTTTTCTAAAAAAGCAGCAAATGCTGTAACCTTTAGTGAACAAGGTATGCAAGGTAGTGATTATGTAAGTTTGGATGCTGGTTCGGATTTTATCAAGGAATTTGCTATTCGTTCAGTTTTTGGAGAAGTTGAGGAGTATTGATGTTTAAGATTCTCAAAATTGAAAAGAGCGAAACAAAACAAGGACATAGTAAAAATAGTTCTTGGTTTGAACTATCAGTTGAATTCTTTAATGATGATAAAGATGTTCATTTTGGAATGCTTGGTAAGTATTTCAATGCTCTTGTGATGTTTGATAAACAGAAATATGAAGAGCATTATGATAATATGCCTAATGATGATATGTATTTTGAAAAAATTGAAGGAAGCGAACTTTCACAAATCAAGTTCAAATCAAAGAGTCCATATGAACTTGGATATTGCAAGAACATGGAGTGTCAGGGAACAGATTGTATCCAAGAACTTGGAGATGGAAAATATCGTTATCACCAGCTTATTTCATCAAATTATATTACAAACGCTTGTGTGAACCAACTTGAAGAAATGAAATGGCATATTGATAATAATTTCTGCCGTTACGGAGATTATCCAGGTCAAATTGGTGCTTTCCGTAGTGGAGATGCTTTCCATGATTTTATTGGTATTCTGGAAACGCTTGATAGATTTTGGGATTAAGATATAATTATATGTAATGGAATCTATTGGTGCATATATTTTAATGTCAAGTTTTATAGTGAGTATGCCAGTATGGTTTATCGGTATATGTCTTGCCGTTATATCAGATATATTAAGTAGGAAAAAATAGTCATGAAACTATCCCAACATTTCTCATTAGAAGAGATGACAAAATCTCAAACTGCTGTTCGTAAAAAAATAGATAATACTGCTCCACCAGAAGTAGTAGAAAATCTAAAGGCACTTTGCGAGAATGTGTTAGAAAAAATTAGACTACACTTTGGAAGACCTATTATGGTTAATAGTGGTTATCGTGGTCCAAAGTTAAATAAAGCAATTGGTGGAGCAAAAACCAGTCAACATATGACTGGACAAGCAGCAGACATAGAAATTCCTGGCATAAGCAATAAGATATTGTTTTGCTGGATCAGAGATAATTTAAACTTTGATCAATTGATATTAGAATTCCATAAAGAGGGAGTTCCAGATAGTGGATGGGTCCATGTAAGTTGGAATTCAAAGGGCAATAGAAAACAAGTATTAACTATTAATTAAAACTATTTATATCTGTTAAAGGAGAGGAGTCTCCGGAGATATAAAAATGTTTTTCTATAATGAGCCAGATCCCAATATATTATTGGTTTTATCAACCAATAGTTCAAGTTTATCTTTTTCCAATGCTTATATTGGCGATACAGAGCAAAAAACATTTATTGTTAGTGCAATAAGTGGAAATACAATAGAAACTGTAACACTGACCGATAATACTGGAGAATATAGTTTCTTTCCAAGTTTATTTACACTTTCTGCAACTTCAAGTCAATTAGTTACTGTAACATTTGAGCCAACAAGTTGGGGTGTTAAAACTGGAGAAATAACGATTGCTTCATCTGGTGGTTCAACTAAAACTGTTGCACTATCCGGTGTTTGTATCGCAAATCCCCTTATAATAACTTCAAGCGTTGGAAATATTAATTTCGGTAATGGATATATTCAAGAAATAGCAAGCGCATCATTTACTGTGTCTGCTGGTGGTGCAGTTCAAGATATAGTGTTGCTTTCTGACAATTCTGATCAATTTGATTTTTTTCCAACTTCATTTAGCATGAATGGAGCAAATCAAGCACAAAATATTACAGTATATTTTACTCCAACCAGTAGTGGTTCAAAAGTGGGTATTTTGACATTGTCGGCGAGTGGTGGCGATGTAGCGCATGTGTCATTAATGGGTTCTGGTATATTTAGACCTCTTATATTAACCTCAAGCGTTGCATCAATTGATTTTGGAACTGGATTTATTAATGAAAATTCAAGTAGCACATTCACAGTTTCTGCTGGTGGTATTGGCGGCACAGAAACAGTAGCAGTTAGTGATAATTCAAATCAATTTAGTTTTTCACCAAGTTCATTTAGTTTAACAGGAGGTGGTGCAAGTCAATTTGTTACTGCAACATTTAGTCCAACCTCAGAAGGTGTTAAAACTGCTGTATTAACTTTAAGTGCAAGTGGTGGTTCTTTAACAAATGTTAATTTACAAGGCTTGGCTGCATTTAGGCCAATTTCCGCAAGTGGCGGAACAACAAATGATATAAATATTAGCAATACCATATATAGAGTTCATACATTTACTTCAAATGGACAATTAAATTTTAATTCTGGTGGAACAGTTGATTATCTTGTTGTTGGTGGCGGTGCTGCTGGCGGAACTGGCTATCTTGGAGGTGGCCCCCAAGGAAGCGGTTTTTATATAGGAAACGGTGGTAATGCAGGTCAAATGCTGACTGGCTCTACTACTGTTGTCGCGCAAAACTATCCTATCAGAGTTGGTGCCCTATCAACAGGCACAGGAAACTCATCGTCGTTTTCTACTATAACTGCCTCTGGCGGTGCTTTTAGAGGTTCAAATTTCAGTCCAACGAGTGGCATTGGTGCAAGTGGTTTAACAAATGGTCTTCAATCTTCTATAAATGGAACAGCAACATTTTATGCCGGTGGTGGTGGTGCTGGTGGTGGTTCTCCCGGTGGCGCAGGTGGCGGTGGTTCTGGCGGTATTAATTGGTCAGGAAATCCGGGTTTATCAAATACTGGCGGTGGTGGTGGCGGTGGTCAACGAGACAATTCCGGATTCAGTAAAGCCGGCGGTGAAGGCGGTTCTGGTATAGTTATTGTAAGATATCCACTACGAGAATCACAAATAACCTCTTTATTATTAAGAGGCGACGGTGCAGATAATAGCACTAATATAATTGATAGTAGTGCAAATAATTTAGCCGTTACAAGAAATGGCGATGTAAGAATCAGCACTGTCCAAAGTAAGTTTGGAGGTTCAAGTATAGCATTTGATGGTAATGCTGATTGGCTAACATTACCATCAAACCAAGTATTCTCATTTGGAACAGGTAATTTTACTGTTGAGGGATGGGTATATTTGAATGGCAATCAAAATCTTGGTGCAATTTTCGTCAGTTCTACAACGGGCGCTGGCAATTCGCTTCATATTCAAATTAATAATACAAACAGAATTCGCATTACAAATCAAACAACACAATTCTTGCTTGCAACAAACGCCATACCATTAGCAACTTGGACACACATTGCAGTTGTTAGAAACGGAAGCACTCTTTCAATATATCAAAATGGTGTTTTAAATGGTAGTGTTGCAAATTCTACTAACTTTATTGAAAACGGTGCTGTTATTGGTATTGAACCAGTAGGTGGCCCACTGTATTTTAATGGATTTATTGATGATTTCCGCGTTATAAAGTCTATCGCAAGATATACAGCAAATTTTACACCGCCAGATGCATTATAAATCTTTACAAAACTGATTGTATGATATATACCTACCCTTAAGCAAGGTAGGTATATGTTTTGAAAAAATTAATATTATTGTTATTGCTTGTTGTATTTATAAAAAATGACTCAAAGGAGATGATAAATATGACACAAAAAATAACAAGAGTTTCAAGAGATGCTATAGAACTTATAAAAAGATTTGAAGGATTTTGCGCTCAACCATATCTTTGCTCTGCAAATGTTCCAACCATAGGCTATGGAGCAACATTTTATGAGGATGGTAAAAAAGTTCAAATGAATGATCCAGCCATAAGTGAAGAGAGAGCAACACAACTTTTATTAAATGTTTTAAAAATATTTGAAAAACATGTTGATTCTTTTGCCAGAGATGATATAACACAAAGTCAGTTTGATGCTCTTGTGTGTTTTGCTTATAATGTTGGTGTAGGTGCTTTAAAATCTTCTACTTTGCTTAAACTTGTTAATACCAACCCAAATGACCCTGAAATAAGAACTCAATTCTTAAGGTGGAATAAAGCCGCTGGAAGAACACTAAAGGGATTGACAAATCGTAGAACAGCAGAGGCTCAACTATACTTTAAAAACTAATTATGCCAAGTAGGACTTTTTATGAAAATTGAAAGAAAAGTAAGAATTGGCATAACTGTTTTGATAGACAAACCAAATGATTCTCTTTTTACGAATGGTATTCGTCAAAATGTTATAACATTAAGAGATGTTTATGAAAAATGTCGTAATGTTGAAGCCGCATATATAATAAATACTGCAGCCGGTATTGAAATAAAACCAGACACAAACGGCCCATGGAAAGAATATGCCAAACATATAATAACTTTAGAAGAGGCTAAACAAAAATGTGATTTAATTGTTGTTGGACAAGGATCAATGTCGCGTGATAGATACAAAGAGTTTAAAGGTTTAGGTAAAAAAATAGTAAAACAAATAATGGGAGCAGAATTATCTGTTTTTAATGAAACCGTGCTTTTCAAGCCAGATGATCAGGCAAGAAATATTTATTTGAGAAACGCAGGAACTGTTAGTGCTGTATGGTTATCTCCTCATTTTTTTGAGAGAGATCGTTTTCTATTTGAGGCACAATATGGTTGCCCAACACATATTGGCCCATACATTTGGGACCCGCGATTTATTGAGGAGCATGCAAAACTATTAAACACTTCAAATCCAAAAGACTATCCAGGAAAATATGTTCCATCTGGCATAAAACAAAAACGCATCTCAACAATGGAGCCAAATATTAATATGGTAAAAACCAGTTTGGTTCCAATCATAACAACTGAATTATTTTATAGAAAACATCCTGACTTATTAGAAAGATTAAGTGTTTTTTGTGGGGAAAATATAAGAAAGAAGCCAGACATGGTAACTTTCGTAAAAGAATTAGATTCTTATCTCGCAAAGAAAATGTTCTTTGAAGCAAGATATCCAATGGTTTGGACTTTACAAAAACATACAGATATAGTTTTAAGTCATCAAAACCAATGTGAATTAAATTATGTATATCTGGACGCTTCTTGGTTAGGATATCCAGTTATTCATAATAGTCCATTCATGAAAGAACTTGGATGGTATTATGAAGAAAATGATAGCAACAAAGCCGTTGAACATCTTGCCTATATTGCTGAATATTTTGATGATAATGAATATGTGAATGAAGAATATCTTAAAAAATCACGACAATTTTCATATCGCTATATGATAAACAATCCAGAAAATGTTCGTGGATATGAAAGATTGATTGAACTTGCTATGGATAGTAAAATATAGGAGAAATATATGGGTAAAGGTCAAGAAAAAAGTAATAAGAATAATAAAGAAAAACTGACAACAAAAGAAAAACAAGAAAAGAAAAAGGCGAAGAAAGAGGGAAAGAAATAAACTAATTCTCCCCGCTGTTTGATCCGCCGTGTGGTCCGTGGTATGCTCGCCAGAGCACCACGGATCGTGCTTTTTAAGGAGTTAAAAATATGGGAAGTTATATCGCTTGGAAACTTGATGCTGATATCCATTCTGGCGAGAAGTTTATTATTGACGCCTCTAACGATCATCCTGAATTCAAGAATGAAAAGGATGGTCCAAAGTTTGAGAACTTTATGTGGCGTAAGTGGTCCCCAGAAGTAAAGTGGTGGGCACTTCAGTTTGTTGCTGACATTTCAAAGAATATTGATGTTGTTTTCCGCCTTGATGCAAAGGGTGATGAAAACTACACTTGGTTCTTCTATAAGGGTGAAATGTTGGGTGAAACTGAAATTTGGGAACGTCCACAGTTTCCAACACGTCCTCTTTTCAAGAAGAAGGTATCACAAGCAAAGGTAAATCGTGAAAAGGCAAAGCAGCTTCGTGAAGAAGCAGCAAAGAAGGCAGAAACAGAGCGTTTGCAGAAGGAAATTGATGCGCTTAAGAACAAGCAGAAAGAACTTAAAAAGAGGTTGACTGGATGAGTGTAATGTATAATTTTCTCATTGAGGAAAATGATAGACTACGAAAAGAACTTGACGAACTAAAAAAATTTCTGTATGTTGCTGATGTGGCTTGTTCCCATCTTCTTCAAGATGGTGATGTAATGCCGCAAGGAGTAGAGGTTGTAAAAAACCTCCTACTTCTGATAAAAGAACTGCAGGATAAATATGATAAAGAAAATAAATCTGGGGGATCTCATCCTTGATTATAGCGAAGAAGGAGTAGAGAATGTTGGATACGTCTATGACATTAATGTAGATAATGAATATTCAAGAAATATTACTTATAAAACACTTTATGGCATTTTTTGGCTAAACCCAAATCCAGGCACAGGTGATTATTATTCTATTAAAGAAATAAATAAGTGGATCACTGATGGAACTTGGAAATATTTGCCGGTGAGAAAAGATGAACGAAAAACAAAAAAGTAAGTTTACAGAACTTTTAAGTAAAGTTTCAAAACCACCACACGGTGGTCTTGCTTCAAGAATGAGTAATCGCTTCCAAGATCAGCCGTGGTATGTTAAACTGTGGCGATATCGCTGGTATTTAAAAGTTCCATATGATACTCTTAATTACTGGCGAAAAGGCCGATTTCATAATGGTGAATTAGGTTTGTGCTACAGTATGGCAATGGGAGAAGCCCATTATAGAATGAAATGGCTCTATACTTTGGAAGAAGTTAGAGAAATGGCACTACAGAAAAGAAAGAGGAAGAAATGAAAAACGAAATTGTATTAATTGGTGTTTATGGGTCTGATAAATCTCATGCAATGTCTGCTTGGACAAGCACTTCTCGTGAATTAACAGAAGAAAAACAAAACCGTATTCCAGCACTATTGAAGATGCTTGCTGAAAACGGACACGAAACTCCATTTGAAAAGTCATCGCTTCATTTTCTTGTAACCGCTGAAATCGCATCACATATTCATTGCCTAAAACATCGCATTGGTGTATCAATCAATTGTGAAAGTGCAAGATATAAAGAACTAAAAGATGATAAGTATTATATTCCTCATGATTGGTCAGTAGAAGAACAAAAACTATTACAAGATCATTGTGAAGATAGTTTAAAGAAATATCATGAAGCACTTGCTCGTCTAACACCTACACTTGGTCGTAAGCGTGCAAAAGAAAGTGCTCGTTTTTATCTACCATATGCAACACAGCTTACATTTGATGTAATGTTTAATATGCGTTCATTTGTTCATTTCCAACGTCTACGAAATGATGAAGCAGCACAGGTAGAAATTCGTGAAATTGCACAAGAAATGCTACGTCTTGTGAAAGAATGTGGCGAATACGAGCATACATTAACCGCTTTTGGCCTCTAATTAGTGGTATGAAAGAACTATTAACCGAGTGGCGTAAATTCTTAAAAGAAGAAAAAACCAAATTAATAAAAGAAATATCAGCATCCAATATGAAAGATGCTGGTTTTTCTATTGGTGAATTGCTAAAAAAGCAAATCAATAACGCTGTTAAAAAACACAAAACAGAAGATTTAATAAAAGAATTTCCAGAATGGCTTGAAAAGGCAAAAAAACTAACAAAAAAAGAAGCACCTAATACCTATGAATTTATTGATGGTATGGCTGATGGTGCGGATATTGATTTTGATGTGGCTTTTGGTACTTGGTATGAAGAATTAAATTATGCAAAAAATAAAGAAAAAGTAAAAGATGAAGGTTGTACTGACATTATTGTTATAAACAATAAAACAGTTATGATAGGTCACACGAATGATGAAACTCCCGGTGATGGTTCAAAATTAATAAAATTATCAATTAAAGATAAGCCAGTAATATATGGATGTTTTACTAGAGGTGTTCCATCGATAGGATTAAATGAGGATGGTCTTGTTATTTCTGGTAATCAAATAGATGCTAATGATACAAAACCAGGAATTCCGAGAATGGTGCTATATTTTGAAGCACTTTTCAGTAAAAATATGAAAGAAGCACAAAATATATTATTAAACTCAAAACGAGCAAGTTCTTTCAATAATATACTTGCCGATGATAGTGGAGAAGTTGTAAGTTTAGAAGCCAGTTCAGAAGAAGAAAAGAAAACTAATCATAGTGATGGTATAGACGCCCATACAAATCATTTTATATCCCTTAAAAACAAAGAGGGAAGAAAAGGTGATAATTTAGAACGTTCCATGAAAAGACTCGAAAGAGCACTAACAGATGCTAAAGAAAAAGGCAATAAAATGTCTGTAGAAGATATGAAAGAAGTAATGAAATCTCATGGTGAAGGCGGTCTTTGTCGTCATGTAGAAGATGAAAAAGACACAGCAACAGTATTTTCAATCATATTTCTTCCCAGAGAAAGAAAGTTTGTTTATGGCGATGGAAACCCTTGTAAAACTAAGTATGTTGAAGTAGAATACTAATATTAATTTCTATTTAAGATTATGAAACAATTTTTGACTGAATGGCGTAAATTTCTTTTAGAAAAGAAAGAACCAAAACTTCTTGATGTTCCAGATATACGTCAGTTTAATGATTATAGTTGTGGTTCTGCATGTTTGTTGGCAATTCTTGCATTTTATGATCTTTATGATAAAAATGAGAAAGAATTAACAAAAGAACTTAATACCAATAGCGAAGATGGAACTTCGTTAAAAGCAATTAAACGAGTTGCCGAAAAACACGGTTTAAATTGTAGTGTTAGAAAAGAGTGTGATTTAGAAGAATTAAAATCTTCTTTATCAGATGGTAATCCAGTAATACTAAATTTTCAAGCATGGTCTAAAGATAAAAAACCAAATTGGAAAAAAGATTGGAAAGATGGACACTATGCTGTTCTCGTTGGAATGGATGAAGAAAATCTTTATATGAGAGATCCAAGCATTTATAATAAAGTTGGAACTTTACCAGTTAAAGAGTTTGTGGATAGATGGCATGATATGGGAAAAGATAAAGAAAAGCTATATAATGTTGCTATTTTTTTCTCTGGCAAAAAAGAAACTGATCAAGATTTTGAAAAGATAAAATAAGGTCACAATATGGAAATCGTTGGTTGGATAGGTGGAATATTATTATCTATTTGTGCTTTTCCACAAGTTGTAAAAGTTTATCGTGAAAAGAATGCAGATGGGATGAGTCATTTAAACTTGTGGTTTTGGCTATTTGGCGAAGTGTTCATGCTAGTGTATGTTTTGTTTCAGCAATTTTCTTTTCCTCTTTTGATGAATTATTCTTTAAATTTTGTATTTGTTGTTATAATAATGTATTACAAATATTTGTATGGAAAAATTAGAAAAAATTACCTATGATACCATAATACTTGGTGGAACCATAGAAGCACTTATACACAGTTATGTTGAGGGAATACCACTAATAATGGTAAACCCTCAAATTCCTTTTTATCGTGATGTTGATCCACTTGGTTCTAATAAAGCAAGAATTTGGAGAAAGTTCAGTTATTATCTTTCTTATGCAGGATTGAATCCATTTGGAGAAAAAGCAGGAACATATCGTTTTGATGAAGAAAATATACTAACAGTATTTGGTAAGTCGGCATATAAAATAGAAGTCCAGTATAACAATATTATTAGATACGATCAAGTTCAACCAACAGAAAAACTGCGTGTTCTTGATTATATCAAACTGATAAATATACAACTACCAGAAATACAAACAATAAACAAAATCAATACTGGTGATGATTTTGTAAATCATTTTTATACTATGATAGAAAACAAAATGACACAAATAGCAGCAATATCTTCACTCACTCAAGAACAAGTAAATAACGAAGCATATAGTGAAGTTTATGCTCGTTTAAAGACAACAGAGATATTGAAAACCCACGGTATTGTTGGTAGAGTAGAACAGTTGAAAAAGGGTTGTAGAACTCACAAACTAAACACAATGACAATTCGTAGAGATGTATTGCTTGACACGCGAGTTCAAGAAGATAAAATTTTAGTTGAAAGAAAAGAAACAAAAAGTCCACTAATGAAAAAAATAACTAAAATGTTAGGAAGTCCATATGCTGACTGATATAGAAGACGGTAAAAAAGATGTTATGGCATTTCATCTTGCTGGTATTGTTCCAGTAGCAGGTCAAAAACTTGACTTTAAATTTCCTTGGCATGATTGTCTTATGCCAGTTGCTGATAATTTAACAGCAGTAGAACAGGCCGTGTTGCAATGCACATATGCGGGATGTGAAAGCATATGGATCGTTGCTCATCGTGAAATGCAGCCCATTTTACGCGATCGTATAGGTGATTGGATATTTGAGTATGGTTCTCTTTTGCAATCAAGATTTAAACAACGAATGGCGAGCGATCAAGTAAAAGAAACATCAATATATTATGTGCCTATTCATCCAAAAGACCGTGATCGCAGAGATTGTCTTGCTTGGAGTGTTATTTATGGTTCATTACGAGCATTTCATATATCAAAAACTATAAGTTCTTGGGTTGTTCCAGATAAATATTTTGTATCATTTCCATATGGTCTTGTATCGCTTGATTCCATTTATCAAAATCGTTCTCTTATAAGTTCTCCTAAAAATTTTTATATGGAATATGATGGTAAGACCATTCGTGATGGAGAATATCTGCCATTTACATTTGACAAAGAAGATTTTAAAAAGTTTCGCAGAGTTATAAGATCAGAAGGAACAGGAATGTATACAAATGTCAGTTTTAATGAAGAAACACGGCGTATGACGCAAGAGAGGTTGCCTTTTGAAAAACAATATAGTGCGCGTTCCTTCTCACTTGACAAGGTCTTTGGGTGTGCTACACTTGAGGGCAACAATGTGGGCCAAACTGCATGGTATTCCCGCATAGATTCGTGGAGAAATTATCAAGAATTTATGCGTTCCGAAAACAGTCGTTTAGTGTATAGGCCAAAGTTCTTTAAATATCATGAATGGAGTCCAATTGCTGTGGACAAAGAAGATTTGGAAGAGTAATTACTTTTGGAGGAATTATGGAAATGGCTCTAACAGAAGAAAAAAAACTTATTGCTCGTTCTCCTAAAATGGAGGATGAACTTGACTTTGAAAAAATCAAGGAAATAACAAAGAAGGCTCGTCAAGCCATGATTGTCTCGGAAAAGCCAATCACACAGAGCGAACTAAAAAGTATTCCTCTATATATCAATGATATTGCAAGGTATATTCAAAAATATGCTCAACAAGGTAAAGTTGAATTTGATTATGACTGTACTAAATTGAGTAAAGCTTGCTTTTTTGAGCTTGCAAATCAGTTCAAATATAAATATAAAGAATTTTTCGTTGTAACTAATTCTAAAGCACAAATTCTTACAATAAATTGGTCAGGTAAAAGCGAAGTGTGACTTGAAATATCAAGTTGGCGATCTCATCTTGCACAATGGAGTTCTTTGGACTATTGTAAGCAGAGAGAAACGCAAATATATTGTGCTTCAAGCAGATAAAAAAAGCATGAAGCTTTGGACTTATGAAATAGATTGGATGTTAAAGAAACATCCTGGTACAAAGTATTTTCCCGTAGTTAAATAAACGAGGTTTAAATGACTGATCGTAAAGTGTCCAAGATTAAGTTTGTTGGACTTCATGCCCATTCGGGCTTTTCTATTTGGTGAAAATATGAAATATCAAGTTGGCGAACTTGTTCTTGTAAAAAATATTCGCCCTCTCCCTCTCCTTCACCCTCGCCCTCTCCCTCGCCCTCTCCCTCTCCCTCGCCTTCGCCCTCGCCTTCTCCCTCGCCCTCTCCTTCTCCTTCGCCTTCACCTTCGCCTTAATAATACCTATGGTATTATCACGGAGGTTGAAAAACATAGTGAAATTTTTAAAGAAAATTCAACAGAAAATGATAATGGTTATATCTGGTATTCACAAGTTGATGGTAAAGAATACTATTTCTATGAAGATGAAGTTGATGGTGAGGTGTTTAAATAAATTTATCTTTTGTGGTAAAATACATTTCAACGCCTAAATATAGTAGGAGAGAAATGTATGGGTAAAAGATGGACTGAACAAGAAAATATTTATTTAAAACAAAATTACGAGTTAATTTCTTATAAAGAGATAGCAGTCAATTTACAGAGAACTATTGAATCTGTTTCAAATCAAGTTAGGAAATTGTCTTTATATAACTCAAAAGGTTGTGGAAACAACAAAATGTCTCACAAGAGACAATATGAGATAAATGAAAGTTTTTTTAAAGTTCCAAATATTTTAAATTGTTATTGGGCTGGATTTTTAGCAGCAGATGGAAATGTAAGAAAAAAAGATTATAGAACCTATGTTTGTCTGCAAAATGGCGATAAAGAACATTTGAATAAATTAAAACAAGATATTGAATATTCTGGAGAAATTAAAAATTATTCTGGTGCTGCTGTACTATCAATTAATTCTCGTAAAATATATGAAGATTTAATGAAGAATTTTAATATAGTTCCAAAAAAATCATTAATACTGAAGCCACCAAAATTAAATGATATAGATTTAATTTTATCTTTTTTTGTTGGTTATTTAGATGGAGATGGTACAATTTACGAAACGATATATAAAGAAAAATATCATTATATAAATTCTGCGATAATAGGAACAGAAGAAATGATGATATGGTTCAAGGAAGTTCTTGAAAAAGAGTTAAATATTGTTCTTCCAAAAATACAAAAACATAAGAATGTTTATAAACTTTGTTTTAATGGTAAAACATTTATAACTATTTTTAATAGAATAAAAGATTATCAAATACCGAAATTAGAAAGAAAGTGGAGTTTAATTAATGGAACGCAAGATTTCTAAAATCAAATTCGTCGGTCTTCATTCGCATACTGGCTATAGTATCCACGATGGGCTTGGTATGCCTGATGAACATTTGGATTTTGCCTATGAAAATGGACTGGATGCTTTTGCCATCACAGATCACGGGAATATGAATGCTTTGGCGGGGCAAGTTATTCATATTAAAAAAATGAACAAAGAAGGACGCCAGATCAAAGGGATCTATGGCTGTGAAATGTATTTCAATCCATCTATCGCACAATGGCGGAAAGACAAGGAAGAAATTGAAAAAACTACAAAAAGCAAAAAAGAGGACGAGGAGATCACCGGAGCGATTGTTGAGAACGAAGAAGAGACAAAGAAGACTAAAAAGAGTATTCTCAATCGGCGTTCCCACCTTGTTCTTCTCGCACAAAATCAGAAAGGTCTGAATAATCTTTTCACACTCATCAGCAAGAGTTTTGCTGACGAAAACTATTATCGTTTTCCTCGTATTGACTATGAAATGTTGAAGCAATTCAACGAAGGTATTATTGCATCTTCTGCCTGTCTTGGTGGAGTGTATGCTACTGACTTTTGGGAAAATTGGGAAAACGGTGATGACGCTGTACTAAATGCTATGCGTGAAACTTCACGCAAGATGATTGATATTTTTGGTGATCGTTGGTATGGCGAAGTTCAATGGAATGGCATTCTTGAACAACATAAATTGAATAGGCTTATTATCCGAGTTTGTGAAGAATTCGGTATTAAAGTTATTTCTACCGGTGATAGTCACTATCCAACTCCCGGTGCATGGAAGGACCGCGAGATTTACAAGAAACTTGGCTTCCTTGGAAGCAAGAATATGGACACTACACTTCCAGATAGTGTTGATGATATGGAATATACGCTATACCCAAAGAATGGCGATCAGATGTGGGAAGCGTATAAGAAATATTCTGCAAAGTGTGGCGTAAAGTACGATGACAACTTTGTCCTCAATACAATTGAGGAAACCTGGAATATTGCTCACAATCGTATTGAAGAATTTATTCCAGATAATACTGTTCGTCTTCCAAATTTTATTCTTCCAAAAGATAAAACTGCCGAGCAAGTGCTTGACGAACTTGCCGAAGCAGGTTTGCGAGACATGAAGAAGTGGAGTAATAAAGAATATCATGATCGCCTATTGCGTGAACTTGATGTAATCAAAGAGCGTGGATTTGCCAAGTATTTCTTGACAATGAAAGCTATTTCTGATCGCGCAAACCAAAGTTATATTACTGGTCCCGGTCGTGGTTCTGCGGCAGGTGCTCTTGTGTCTTATGTTCTTGGAATTACACAAGTTGACCCTATTAGGCACGGTCTTCAATTTGAGCGTTTCCTTTCAAAGACAGCAACAGATTATCCCGATATTGACTATGATGTAAGTGATGCTATGGGTTTGAAGCAAAACCTTATTGACGAGTGGGGAAAGAATAATGTTGTTCCAATCACCAATTGGAATACACTACAGTTGCGTTCACTAATCAAGGATATTAGTAAGTTCTATGGTGTTGATTTCCAGGAAGTAAATGCTGTAACCAATAAAATGCTTTTTGAAGCTACTCCACTTGCAAAAGCAGAGCATGGAATTACTGCTGGTATTTATAATCCAACATTTGAAGAAGTGATGAAATATTCACCAACCCTTCAAACATTCCTTGCTACATATCCACATATCAAAACGCATATTGAACAGCTACATGGTTCAATTCGTTCAGCGTCTCGTCATGCTGGTGGTATTGTAGTAGGTGAAAACCTTGATCAGTGGATGCCACTAATCAATAGCAAAGGTGTTCGTCAAACACCGTGGAGTGAAGGTCAAAACGTTCGTCATCTTGAGCCAATGGGTTTCATTAAATTTGACGTTCTTGGCCTTGAAACTCTTAACATGATTGAGAAGTGTATTCAGCATATTCTTCGTCGCCATAAGGGTGTAAAGAACCCAACGTTCAATGATGTGAAAGATTTTTATATGAAGAATCTACATCCAGATGTATTGGATATGAACGATAAGAATGTATATGAAAATATCTTCCATGCTGGTAAATGGGCAGGTGTATTCCAATTTACAGAAAGTGGAGCACAGAACTTTTGTCAGCGAGTAAAACCAAACAATATCGTTGATATTTCTTCTATTACCTCTATTTTCCGTCCCGGTCCTCTATCGGCAGGCGTTGATAAATCATTTGCCGAAAGTAAGCATAATCCAGATGATGTTGTTTATGAACATGAATTGATCAAAGAGGCAACAAGCGAAACATATGGATACCTCGTCTTCCAAGAACAAATTGCTCTTCTTGCTCACAAACTTGGTCGTGATATTTCTCTTGATGAGGGCAACTCTCTACGAAAGGTATTGACCAAGAAAGGAACCGGAAAAGAAGCAGAAGTAAAAGAAAAACTACATGATAAGTTTGTTAATGGTTGTGTAGATAGGGGCATTGGAAAAGATATTGGTGAAAAACTGTGGCAGAAGTTTATTTACTTCTCTGGATATGGATTTAATAAATCTCACGCTGTCAGCTATTCTATCATTTCTTTTCAATGTGCTTGGCTATACAATTATTATCCAAGCGAGTGGCTTGCTGCTTACCTTGATAGTCAGCCAGACAGTAAGAAAGAAAAAGCAGTAAATATTGTAAAAGCTGCCGGATTTATTGTTCAAGGTGTTGATGTAAATAAATCTGGTAACGTATGGGAAATTAGCGAAGATGGAAAAACATTAATTCAGCCACTTTCAGCTATTAAAGGTGTTGGTGATGCTGCAATTAAAGAAATTCTTGATCATCGTCCATTTAAGACAGTTGAGGATTTCCTTTTCCATCCACGAATCAGTTATAGCAAACTGAATAAGAAGAATGTTGATGCTCTTTGTCGTAGTGAAGCACTTGTAAGTTTAATGGATAGTCGTTTTACAGGAGCAAAACATTTCTGGTCTGCTATTGCTGTTGATCGTCCTCGTAAACCAGATAATCTGGTAGAGAATATTAAAACTTATGCACCAGAAGGTGATTTCAGCAGAGATGAAAAGATTTTGAACACTTTGGAGTTGACAGGAGTGTATCCAATCAATATGATAGTCTCCGAGGAAATTCAAAAGAAACTTGCCGAAAAGATGGTTCCTCCTCTTGGAGAATATGATGCAGAACTTGGTATTTGCTGGTTTATTCCAAAAGCGCTTGAAAAGAAAACAACAAAGAATGGAAAACATTATTTGATTGTTGAAGCGATTGACGAAACGAATATTGTAACAAAAATCAAGTGCTGGAGTTATGATCCAAAGAAAGATGTGATTCACCTCAATCATCCTTATGTTGCAAAGCTTGACTATCAGGAAGATTGGGGATTTAGTACACGCTCTATCGGTAAATCATTTAAACTTATTGGGTGAAACATGGATAAGAAACTAAAAGAAGAACTGCTCGCATTTTTTACAAATATTGAAAGAACAATGAAATCATATAATTTCTCTCTTACATCACGAGAATATATTGATGCAAATTCTCATATGAGAAATATTGAAAATGTAAATCGTCTACTATCAGAACTAAAAAAGAAAGTTGAAAATTCATGAATGATATTATGTTTTGTAATATTAGAAAGGCTCGCATGGAAGCAGAAAAAGAAGTTATTAGTGAAAATATGATGGGTATTGACTTTCGTGTGATGTTGCATGAATGTAAACCTGTTGTTAAACTTATGCGTCTTACCGAAGATTTCGGTGGATATGAAATGGAATTTAAGAAGGGAGAATGGTGATGCTACTGGAATACACAACAACACACGAAAACGCTTTTGATCCAACACGTGCAAATCCAAGCGATGTTGGGCTTGATCTATTTTTTTCACCAGATGTAAATTCTGATGAGCATGATCATGAAAAAAATATGCCTGCTGGCAGTGTTGTTATTATGCCAAATCAATGTATGAAATTGCGAACCGGTTTGCGCTTTGCCATTCCTCATGGTTTCTGTTTAGAAATTAAAAATAGGAGTAGTGTAAGTTCTAAAAAAGAACTTCTTGTTGGCGGTGGAGTAATTGATCCTGGTTACGATGGCGAAGTTGTAATCATAATGCACAATGTCGGGCGGCAGCCGCAAATGATAAAGCCAGGAGATAAAATAGCACAAGCTGTTCTATTCCCAGTTATTCATGTTCGTCCAATTTTGGTTGACAGAGACGAACTTTACAAAGATAATATCGCTATAAGTGATCGCGGTGATCGTGGTTTTGGCTCAACAGACAAGAAATGAGGAAGTATGCTAAAAAAAGATATGAACGTTCTCTTTTCGCACAAGAGCGATGAATGGTCGTCGCCACAGCATATATTTGATAAATTGAATCAGAAATATAACTTTACTCTTGATCCGGCAAGTGATGGGGTAAATAACAAGTGCGCTAAACACTATACAATTCAGACAAATGGATTAGGCCAAAGTTGGCATGGTGAAACAGTATTCATTAATCCACCATATAGTAAAACATATGATTGGGTTAAAAAAGCATATCATGAAGTTGCCGGGGGAAGTACAACTGTTGTAATGTTGTTGCCAGCAAGAACTGATACAAAATGGTTTCATGAGTTTTGTATGGATCCAATCCTTGTTAAGAGCGTGACCTTTATTAAGGGAAGATTAAAGTTTGGTGGACAAAAGAATTCTGCCCCATTTCCATCAATGATTGTTGAATTTTGTGAACCAAAAAAACCACCAACACTACCAATTATGATGACTATGAGTAATAAATGAAACCAATAAAACCAGAAGCAAAATCACATAAAGATAAAGAAAAAGACCTCAAACAGAAACTTAATATGTTTGATCGTCTTCCAGATTGTTGCTTGACTTGTCAGAAAGAATTTGATAGAAAGAACAAAGAACAAGTTCAGTCGTGGTTTGTTGTTGTAAAGAATGCTGAGAATAAAGTGAATCTTTACTGCCCATCATGTTGGGAAAAAGCAACAAAACTTGTTGAGGATTTTTATGGAAACAAAGAATAAAATACCTGATGGTGTCTTGATTGATGAAGAAGACAGACCCATACTTGAGAGCATGGGGAAGTGGCGTATTGATAGTAAAGGTTATTGTATGAAATACTCTTCAATGAAACTTGGAAAACAAAAAGCTTTACTTATGCATCGTGTAATTATGAAACCACCAGAAGATATGCAAATAGACCATATAAATGGTAATAGATTAGATAATAGAAAACAAAATTTAAGAATTGTAACTAACCAAGAAAATCAGTGGAATCAAACAAAAGC